CATCTACAATAAAATATCCGCCATTATCATAGGGACATTCGCCTGCTTCTCGTAGAAATTCTTTGGGTTTATTGTGGAGTACACAATAGCTACTGTGTATCATAATTGGCATTTTGAACAATGGCCATTTGGTAAAGGTATCCGCAGGAGGGGAAATATCTTGTATAGTACCGTCTAGATTTGTATATTTAATCTTTACAAGGATATCTGCATAGACCGTGGAGGCATAGGTACTATTACGTAGCCGAGCTTCATTTGGAAATAAGACACGGACTTCCTCGGTGTTTTGAAGACTGATTGTCGGAGTACCTATATGAATGGCTTTTCCATCCTCACCTCCTACAAAAATTTCAACATTGTATTTATAAATATTGTCTTTGATTAATTCTTTGAGAATTAAAATGGGATTTTGAGAACGTACAATTGTAATTAAATCTTGCTTCAAAAATTGGTCATAGGAATCAATATGATGCTTCGTATAAGGATAGGATGTAGTGCGAAAATAGGTATCAATTAATTTTCGTGACAACTCTCTGGATTCATTTCCTAGAAGTGTCCTGTTTGCATTATTTTCCTGTCGTAACAGATCCTCTTTTTCTTCATATGGACTCTTTTGTTCTGCATTGTTCTGATTCGCATTGTTCTGTACCATGTCGTTCTGTACCACGTCGTTCTGTACCACGTCGTTCTGTACCACGTCGTTCTGTACCACGTCGTTCTGTACCACATTCGTAGGTAGTACGTTATCTGTCATCCCTATCACCTATTATAATAAAAGACTCTTAGATTACATATTTTACACTTCTTGATTGCAAAATATGTAATGTCATATATTTATGTAAAGTTTCTTATGCGTTTATTGTTCTAGGATACAATGAACCTACTAGATAGGGGACTTGTCGCTGAACTTGGTCAGGCGATACACCTACTTGTTTTCCATGCCACATATCTTGCATATCCTGTAATACGGGAGGAGGGGCACCTGATTGTATGGGCCGTGTAAAGGCTTGCGTTAAGAGTGTACCCGCTGAATCAAGGATACCGCCTCCTTTCGAGGTACCACGCTTTGACTTTCTCGTTCGTCTACCTTTTTCACGATGGCCACCTTTGGCATGAAATGCATTTGACCCCATATCTCTACTAGGCATCGGCCATGCAGATTGTCCCACAAGTGGATCATACTGTTTACCAATTTCTGGATTCCAAAATCCCTTGCTAATGTAGTCTGTAAAACTGCCATAGATGGAGGCACCGCCATTAGACTGAGGTAGATGTCCATGTGTATCAGGAATCTGTCCAGGAGCCAGATGTACGCCTGCACGAGTTGTATAATCAAGTGGCGCACCTCCAAGTGCTGCGCTTCCAAGTGCTGCGCTTCCAAGTGCTGCGCTTCCAAGTGCTGCGCTTCCACCTTTTCTTCGAATCACTCGATATGAAGTGTGAGAATGTTGTTCCATACGATTTGAAACAAATGCATCAGATGATGCCTTGTTTAACTCTTTGGAAAACACCTTCTGCCATTCCTTACGAAGTTCTTTGGTAATCTTATCTTTTGATTCGTGCTTCTTTATTTTAGTATCTACATACTCTTCAATGTATTCAAATGCTCGTCGTAATTCAGGTATAGAATTAATTCCACTTTGTTTTGACTTACCTCTAGGTGTTGAACGTCTTGTTTTACGAACCATTCCTATTATTTCTTATTATATTGTTTCTACAAAACTTTTTGATACATTCGATGATGTACCAAAGATGGACTTGTTATTGTTTCTGTTGTTTCGGTTGTTTCTGTTGCCTGTGTTATTTGATAATAGATTCATCGATGCATTTTGAACAGACTTTGCTGCATTATTAACAGTCTCTGCAATGGAATTGGTAATACTTCCAACGGTTGGAAGAGTAATATTTGGCATATCAGGAATAGGCACAAACCCAATTGTAAAGAAAGACAGCATTGAGTAAATAATAAATAGAATGATAGCAATAATCATTAGAGCCGGAGAATAAATCTTCAATTGGTCCTGCCAGGTACTTAATTGATATTCTGAAGCAAACAACTGTCGGTGCTCATGTATACCATAGACAAGAAAGACAATGGCCAAAATAGCAGCAATCATAGGTGTGGCTTTAGGTACAAGAAAAAAAACAATAAGGATGGCTATTATAAATAGTAGAAGACCAGGAAGGAAGAACTCCATTTATTTGCAGGCCCTAAAAAAATCCGACTAAAAGAATGAAATAAATGATACTAAAAAAATAGATAGGGATAGATAGGGTAGTTCTATATTATTATTATCATCGTGTAGGTAGAATTGTAGGGGACTCTAAATTTTATCAATCAAATCCACATGTGTCAGCATGTGTTTGCGACAGCAGTACCGTGTCAACTTCAAGGCTTCGAGCACTTTCCGTTCTGCCGTATCAGGCACGCTCTTGCCATCCATGTATACCGTATTGACCTTATTATCACCACGTAATTCCTTTACTTTTTCGAGGTAGTACAACCACTTGTCCGCGAGGACCATGCCACAGTTCATACAACGAATTGGAATAATCATTGCGGCGCTCTATGTCTATCTCACGGTTTTGAATCCGTCAATTTTTGCTCGGCCCTGCACTTTTTAAAAAAAAGTGCGCAAAAAGCTGCCGCATGACGGCCACTGATAGTGGGGTATGATTGGAGGAGACAAGAAGGCATCAGACACCAATGAATAGGGTAGTCACCAAATGTGAAGTATGATTGGAGGAGACAAGAAGGAACTAGACACCAATAAACACGGTGGCCGCATGCGGCCGCTTTTTGGGCGCTTTTTTTTAAAAAGCGCGTTATATCGCTTTAAATAAAAGCCATCGTCTCAGAAATGACCTCCGTTCTTTACAGTGCAGGATTAAACTATCAATCGGGCAATCCCGTACGACAGGAGATTAATGCGGTTCGTCGCGAACTCGATGCAGTCCGGGCACAGCTTTCAATGGTTACGGAAGAAAGCCTTATCTATCGTAAACACCTGATGAAGGCTCTTCAGCCCGCTGCTGACCCGCCTGTAGATGGTACTGCCGAATTTCTACGAGATTTGGCAGCATTGTCGAATAGTGTTGAGCAGAAGGGCAAACGAGAGGCAGGCGGTGGTACGGTCCAGGGAGGAGGCTTCAGACGCTAGAGTCTTTAAGAACGTTAGAAAAAGAGGCGCTGATAATCAAAAAGTGCCACCGATAGTTGTATAATATTGGTGGCGCAAAGCGCCGCTTTTTGCGGACTTTTTTCTAAAAAGTCCCCCTCTTCATCCTCCCCAGCACACTCTCACTAATCTCAATCGCATGCTTGGCATGCAACTGTGTTTTCATTGCTTTCATCGACATTGATGTATACGTCTTCAACGTATTCATGATTGTTTCTAGCTCTTCTTCCGTCCACTTGCTCTTTTTGTGTACTTTTTCAACGATGCTCTGTACTTCTCTCTGTGGTCCATCCGATGTCATCTTTGTTTCTCCCACCTCAATGGAACCCGCATGAATCTTATCATGACATGCTTGACAAATTACTATTAGATTCCTGGCATCATTCATGGCCGTGCCATCGGCCAGAATCCCATGAGTGGCCGTCACCCTCGGTACCAGGTGATGGACTTCTAGCCCTTCCACTTCCTGACACAGTTCACATTCCTTTCGCACCACTGCTTTATTCCAGGCACTACCTGTCGCTTCTTGCGGCTTGATAGCACCCGTGATGCGACGACGATGCTCCAGGGCCATCTCAATAAATTCAAACGGTAAGTCCATCGCGCGCGCCACTTCCAAACCATACAGCGTTGACCCATTGCCAGGACGCAACGAGCGGTCATAGATGAGCTTCTTGGTCACAGGGTCGTATTCTACATGTAGGTGCCAGACTGCCACTTTTTTTACAAGGGAAGGCGTATCCATGCACAGTGTCGCCAAATCATGCAAATGCGTGGCAAAAATGAATTTGGCATTTCTGGTCGACAACCATTGCACCCCACTGGCCACCAACGCCTGGGCCGACGTGGATTCTGTTCCTGCACACAGTTCATCCCCTAAGACCAACGAATACTCATTTGCATTTCTCAAAATGTCACGCAGCTCGGACATTTCCACCGCAAATGAAGACAGTCCCGCAAATAAATTGTCCTGGTTCAAGATACGTGTATAGACCGAATGAAAAGGACACAGTGTCATTTCCTTGGCAGGTACAAAGCAGCCCGCCTGCGCCAGTAAAATACAGATACCCGTGGCTTTCATCAACGTGGATTTACCACTCGCATTCATACCATAGACCAACCAGCCATTCGCTATACTGTTGGTAGTACGATTCGCAGTACGATTCGCAGTACCCAGCGCTACATCATGCTTTACATACGCGGTTCGTGTCGACAGCGCCTCCACCAGCGGATGACGAACATTCTTGATGTCCACCGATGAGCCCTGACCCGGTTCATCCAGAATCACAGGACAGGTGTAGCCGCGCTCCTTGGAGACTGCCCCAATGCACTGTGTGGTATCCACATGACAGACCCATTGCTCCATAGTAGTCCATAGGTTCTGTCCTTTGGTGGCGATGGCCATGCATGCATCAGGCAAATGAATTTGAACCAATTGTGCCAAAGCGGCGCGGGCCTTTTGCAATTGTGTATTGAGTTGCTGCAGTAATGCACAGTCCACCCAGCCACCTGACTTAAGGGCCGTTACGGTAAACCCCTCCTGAATCGATGCAGGCATCTTGCCACTGTTCTTTTTCAGTTGCTGCAGCGTAATGGTTGACCCCTTCAGACCATAGGGCTCCCTCTCTCGCTCCTCCAGACGCACCGCATCATTCTGTACACCACCATGTGCCGCAATGGTATGGCGTAGCTCTTCCAGTTGTACTAGGAGGCGTTGAATGGTGGCCTCCATCGTACCGACGTCTGGATACACCGTGATGGACAACGCCGACTGGTCCGCACTGGCAGTGGTGGATTTTTCTTCCGAGATGTGATGTCGAAAAACAGCAAGGTAGCTGCACCACTCCTCCATCGTAAACGGTTGTTGTAGCAGGGTGTCGACGGTGATATGCTGCATTACCTGATTCATTGCATAATAGGTTTGAAATAGTCCCGCCAGCTCGGCCGTGGAAACCATCCCGCATAGAATTTTACGATGCAGCCGCGGCAGGTCGTACATGAACCGCAGTTGCAAGGTCAGCTGCTTCGTTTTCTCTTCGGACCACATCGTGTACTCTTGTACTTCCCTCAGACGAGCGGAGATTTCCGTGGCATTGGAATAAGGGCGTAACAGGCGTTCCCGCATGGCCCGCTTCCCCATCGCCGTGATACTCTTATCAAAGAGACCCACCACGGATTCTGCGGGATTCGGACCCGTCATTTGCAGTTGGGTCAGGGCGTGATTACCACAGACGAGGCGCATGTGAGGCAGCCAGGGCTCATTGCGATGAAAGGATTGCAGCATGGCAGGGTAGTGCTCTTCTACGAATTGAAGTAGGAAGAGAAGGGCGAGTTCTTCTTGGAGAGAGCGAAGACCGAGGTAGGCCAAGGGCGGCAAGAGGCTTTTGATGGCATAGGTCTTTTGCAGATATTCGGTGCGAACCAGTTCTTTGGCAAAGGCACCGAGGGTCTCCATGCTGCGAAGATGAAGTGTTAAGGTGGACGGGAGACCCAGACTGCGACGAAAGAAGGCCTCTTCAGGCATGGCAGAGTGCGAACGTTTCCAGTAGACCAGAAGCTCCTTGGGTTGAAAGACACTCATCATCTGAATCAGGTCATCCGCGGTCCATAGGTCAGAACGACCCTGTGCTTGTCCTGTATACGTCTGCGTTGTTCCCGTCGTCAGGTCGAGTAGACCAACGCCAAACTGTGGGGCCGAGGTCAGTTGCTGCGTCGTATGCTCTAGATAGAGCGTCATGACGTAGGGTGTTTCTGTTGAGATTGCGTTTTCAATATGCGTACTGGGCGATAGAATCCTGGCTACGTTTCGTTCACTCACTTTGCCTTTTGTATCTTTTTTCTGGTCCACCACCACCACCGTCCACCCACAGGAAGTCAGACGCCCCGCCCATTTGTGTAGGGCATACTCTGGAAATCCCGCAAAAAGACCCTCTTGATGGGCGGCAAAATCGCCCTTCTTGTTCGACAGTTGAATGCCGAGATAGTCCACTACTTCGCGCACATTACACTGCGTGTCTCCTGTGTTTTTGTCGAGTATATCATAAAGTTCGTAGAACGAACCTACCATCAAAAATATGGCCGTTTTACGACCGTATTTTCGAGTGTATGTCTTGTAGAGTTCAATGTATTCTTTGTGCATGTTTGCTTCATAGATATATCGAGGGTGGGCTTTAGACTGTTACTGTGTTTTGTGTTGCTACGCTTATGTCGCTACGCTTATGTCGCTACGCTTATGTCGCTACGCTTAGACAGTCCTATTCGATACAGAACACTGTGTACTGAGAATCCCTGCGACAGTTCCTACCACCGTCCCCATCATGGCCGACAGTATTCCAATACTAATTCCATGACCAAATCCTGTATGGTATCCTTTGTGAAATCCATCCTGATAGGAGGTTCCATGATTCTCTAGGATACCATCATCATATCCATCGCTGTAGCCGCGGTCATAGGCATTGTATTCTTCAATAATGTGCTGTTGTTTCATTTGAAAGGTGGACATCTTATATGGTATAGACAGTGCACCATTTAGGCCTTAGAATGATTGTGTTTTTTGACTGTTGTCTTCTTTCGTAAACCGAGAATCACTGCGTGCTTCTCATTGATTTTTATTTGCATTAAATACATCAATATGCTTCTGGGCAAATGCTGTAATTGTAGCGACTGGTATTTCTTCAACCTTATTCGTCGAACCTACTTTTATAAAATTCATAAAGGGATTTGTATAATACCATCCCAGCACACTCATGTTCGAGCTGCGTCCCCAGAATCCATCCAATGAGTTGTCACTATAATTTCCATTTCCAATAATTGACCATGGATCCCATGCATTTACAAAGAGTGTTTCATCCACGATGGGCTTGGTATCGTTGGGATTGTTCATGATAAGATTGGCGGCTATCTCAGAGAATGTATCGTTAAATAACACCGCGGGGATACGTATAGCTGCGGCTCGAGGATCATTAGGTTCTACCAATTCTTCATTTACTACAGAGATACTATTTTTCATGCAGTACTCTTTTGCCTTTGCAAAACTGGGTATAAATATCTGACGTTTAAAATCGGTAATTGCACACTTTAATGTACGCAATCCTTCTGCAAATACACCTCCACCTACATTATAAATGAATAAATTTTTCATACCTTTACTCTTCGCGGCCGTAGCAGCAAGCATCCACATGTTGGTGTACATTTGGATTAAAATCGTCAATTGTTTATCTGAATTATTGTTATTTGAACCTATCGGATCTATCTTATTGAAAAATTTATAGTCAGGTTGATTCGGATTATCAAACGCATATCCCACTAGATTGATGACATGCACATCTTTGTACGTATCACTCATAGGACTTTCCCTCACAGATGCTTTACAATAGATTGCAATGTTCGGCATTAATTTATCTTCTGTTGATTTTGTATATGCACCTTGTTTCCAACCAAATGTATTTTTTAATATATTTGTATTATAATATCGTCCTAGTGCAATATTCACTGGTTCGCGTTGAATGGTCATTAAAACAACATTTGATAAATGTTCCGCATCTGCAGATTCATTAAAAAATACAGATGTGTCTTTAAAATGGAACTTCTTAAACATATTCTCTTTAATTACCCAATCTGAAAATCCATACCCGTTCTTGTATATATTGTATAAGCGGTTGGCATTATTATATGGGTTTCCTGCAATCTGTACCATGTTTATGTTATAATTGGCATTAGTTTTCTTTTCTTCCTCTTCGAGATTTTTTACAGGAATCGGTTCTACCTTTACATTAGGATTCAATCCTACGTTTACCTCAGGAATCGGTCCTGCATTTCCATTAGGAATTGGCCTTACATTTGCCACAGGAATCGGTCCTGCATTCTTTTTTTCGGACTCAGACTCAATTGCCGCAATCGATGCATTACCTGTATATGTTTTTCCCCTATATGTAGCAGTATATGCAGCTTTCATTCTTCTTCTTCCTCCTAAAATATAATCACCAATAACACCCCTTCTCCACGCGCACACAGTTCTCCACTGCATCCTCTTTCGTCGGACGAATCCAATCATCTGTCACCAAGGCCATGACCTCCTTATTGTCAAACCAGCGTTTTCCAATAACACCAAAAAACAGTTGCAGGGCACCTCCCACATACATGACCGACATTCCCTGTTGATAAAGATAGCTCGACAGTAACATGCCATATCCACCTGCAGCTACCAAGGCTACATCATGTGCCGTATGTTGTTGCAACTCAGTGATACAGGCGTTGTAGCGCTCTTGCCAGTCCCGCCCTTCATGGTGTCCTGCCAGTGTCATGGGCGGTGCAACGAATGTCAGGGTGCACTCTTCGAACCAGGAGCGACCAGGAAACACCGCTGCGAGTTTAGTTTGCTGCTGTTGCAACGTGTGCACAAAGGGATGAACAATGAGAACCCGCTTCCCTTTTATGGCTGACATCCAGGAGTCCTGAACATAATAGGGCTCTAAGGTGCGGGCGGGGAGTTTAGGGATAGTAGGGGTTCGCGCCTGAATCATGCGTTGGCTTTTCCCTGTAATGGCAAAGACAGGGCCCGTTTCCTCCCATTCTGCAATATGGGTACAATGACTGTAGGATTCAAGGAGTTTGTCTGCGTAGTGGAGCAGTGACGTGTGACTCGTAACGTGAATTCCTGCATTATTATCAAGCTCTACTACATTATGTTTCACTTCATGCATATTGTCATGGAGTAAATTATAGACAGTTTGTAATTCAATGCCTGCGATGCGCCCGATAAAAAACGGCGTGCGCGACTGCAGAAGATTCGTAATCGTTAGGTGCGCGTGTTGTTCTTTCTGTTGTTGTTGCTGTCGCTGCTGTGATTGATTCATCATAACTGTATACTATTGTATAAATACGATGAATTGAGTTTAAGTTTACAAGATTTTATTCGCCACCAACTGACTGTCTGCCGCAATCTGCCGCAAGATACTCTCAGGTGCTTTACTGTTGGCCTTAATTAACTTCTTACTAATAAGTAGCTCTTTCAGTTTCTCTAGAGGCATCTCTGTTACTTTCCGCTGGACTTTCTTGGCGCGAGTCATACGCTTGTGCAATGATTTCACTCCTACAGTAATCTTACGAACCTTCTTGGACTGCTTCTTTTTTGACAGTTTTTCATCCTTTTTAGGATGCAATTTCACCTTGTGGGTGGCTACTCTCTTTTTCAGCTCCACTTTAATGTGCTTGACAGTACCTCCTGCTTGCTCTACATGTGCTACATGTGCTACATGTGCTACAGGAGGCACAGGCAAAGGGGCCATTGGTAGATGGGTGGAGACCTGAATGACAGGTCTGATGCTAGGTTGGACAGGAGTAAGAGGAGCTTTTAGCCATGTGGAAGGATCAGGAGAACCTGCCCATTCGGCGACGGGGTCGCCCCCTCCGTCTTGTTTCTTTCTGCGCTGACGCTTTTTCTGACCACCCTCTCCACTGTATTCTTGAGCAGCAGTACCTACAAGTTTGAAGCTGCGAGTGTCATCCACTATTTTTGTCACGTCCGCCATGTACTTAGAGGGGAGATAATCCGATTCTAAGAGCCTAAATAGAAATCGCGATAGATATATAATCTATAAAAATTGATTCAATATTTAGATTTGGAGAGAGTCAGCAATCTGGTACTATGGCCAACTCTCAAATCCCTAACTATCGTCATGTACTTCAAACCTTTATTACTCAATCTGATGGAAAACAAATCATCAGTCACCAGATTGAGTCATTCAATCAATTCATCGAAGTCGACATTCCCGAAATCATTCACATGGCAAATCCTATTACCTCTTATGGTTCACCGGAAATTCCGTTGGCAGGGCCTCGCTCGGCCCTCGCCACGGCCACAGGCTTATCCACCACGGCGGCTAATGCACTGATGGGGGCCGCCAGTGATGTCACCGTTGGTGGCAAGAAGGTCCAGCATGAATACGAAGTTACCCTGGAGTTTGAAAAGATTTCTATTCGCAAGCCCACCATCTTCGAAAACAATGGCGCCATTCACCCTATGATGCCCAATGATGCCCGCCTGCGTAATTTGACCTACGCGGCGCCGCTCAACGTGGACATCAAAGTGCTGACCACCTTTGTCGACCACACGCGTAATGGTATTCGTGAATCGAATGTGCGCATCTTTCCCAATGTGCATCTGGGCAAGATTCCTGTGATGGTAGGCTCGAAATACTGCCTCTTGCATGACCAGAAGCATGTGCATCCCTCCGAGATGGGTGAATGCGCCGAGGACGTGGGTGGCTATTTCATCATCCAGGGTGGCGAACGTGCCATGATTTCGATGGAGCGTATGTCCGAAAATCGCCCCTTTGTCTTTCGTAATGGGCGCGGCAGCGCCAAAGAGATGGAAGTGGTGGAAATCAAATGCATTGGGCCTGACAATGACCAGGTCCCTAAATCCAATACTGTAAAAATCGTATATCACCCAAAAAATCAACTCATTACCATGCTACGGGCCACCGTGCCCCGTATTAAAACCGACATCCCAATTATCATTCTCTTTCGCGCCCTCGGTGTCCTGGCAGACAAGGATATTTATGAGCTTATTCTAGGAAAAGATAATGATGAGGTCTACGATCCCATTATTACCGAGAGCATTCTGGAAGCAAGCTCCATTACGACCCGCGACCATGCTCTCGCCTGGCTCGGTGAGCATACCAATACCTGGTCCGTCAAATCCCAGAAACAGAGCAATGTACAGGACATCTTGTCTGAAGAACTCTTTCCCCACATTGGCGGGCAGGACATGAGCTACGAGAAAGCGTGCTTCTTGGCGCACATGACGCGCAAAGTGCTGTGGACTTCGAGCAAACGGATTCCCACCGACGACCGCGATGCCTACCCCAACAAACGTGTGGACATCCCTGGATTCCTCTTGGCCGACCTCTTTCGCAAGACATACAACAACCGTATGGTCAAGGATATGAAAGCCGCGCTGTCGAAGGAGATTCATGGTGGGTCATGGAAAGCCACGGGGAACTGGACAGACATTGTCAATATCAACAATATCAATAAAATCATTAAATCCACCATCATGGATGTGTGTCTGAAGTCATCACTGGCCACGGGCAACTTTGGCTGCGGCAAGATTGGTGGGCCCAATAAAATTGGTGTGTCACAGGTGCTCAATCGACTGAACATCACCGCGGCCATTTCACATCTGCGACGCATCTCAACGCCAATTGAGAAGACGGGGAAGTTGATTGCACCTCGTAAACAGCATGGGTCGCAATATTCCTATGTGTGCCCATGTGAGACACCTGAAGGACACAGTGTGGGTGTTATCAAAAACATGGCCATGACCACGGGCATTAGTATCTTCAGTAGCCCCGCCACCATCTATGCCTATATCAAACAACTTGACAAATTACAGCTGCTGCCACAAACCACGGTAGAGCAGAAACATCAACATACGCGTGTGTTCTTGAATGGCTCATGGATTGGCATGATCTACCAGGAACACACAGTGGAAATGGTAGAGGCGCTGCGCGCCGCCAAACGCATGGGTAAGATTCACATTCATACAGGGATTGTCTGGAAAAACACATTTAAAGAACTGTGGATTACGACGGAGGCGGGGCGTGTCATTCGCCCCATCTATCATGCACCAACGATTCGTGAAATTGCGGCGGACAAGACAGGCAAACTCAAGCAAGACGTGCTGGACATTAAAGAATGGAACAAGATGATGGCCTGGGCCACACCCTCAGGTAACCATCTGTTTGAGTACATTGACGCGGGTGAAACCGAGTGTGCCTACATTGCCATGGATTATGCGGCATGTGTGGCGGATAAATCCTATACGCACTGTGAAATTCATCCCTCGGTTATCTTTGGAACCACCGCCAGTGGTATTCCATTTCCTGACCATAATCAGTCACCTCGTAATGCATATCAATGTCTAGGTGTAAATGAAATGGTTCGTATGAGTGATGGGTCTGAGAAAAGGATTGCTGATATTATTGTGGGCGATGAGGTAGTATCATTTCATCCTCAGACCTTTGAATTAACAAATACGAAGGTAGTACACCATTATGTTCGTGATACAGACAAAGTTATCTATAATATTAAAGCAGCAGGAGGGCGTTCATTAATTGCAACGGAGGACCATAAACTGATGACAAACATGGGATGGGTTGAAGTAAAAGATTTAGACCCGACTATGCATCTACTCGGTGTTCTTACTTCACATGTAGTATTTGTTACCATTGAGTCAGTTGAACCATACAAGGAACGTATTCAAATCTCAGACATCACTGTTGAGCACAACAATCACAGTTTCATCACAAGTCATGGTATTCTATCTAGCAATTGCGCAATGGCAAAGCAAGCCATGGGCATCTACGCGCTCAACTTCCGTGAGCGATTTGATGCCATGAGTCACATTCTGTGCTATCCTGAAAAGCCTATGGTATCACCCTACATGAGCAAATTCTATGGCGCACAGAGCCTACCCGCAGGTCAGAATATTATCGTAGCCATCATGACGTACACGGGCTACAACCAAGAAGATTCCAACATGATTAATCGGGCGGCACTGGACCGTGGTCGTTTTCGCTCCATCTTCTACCGCACCTACAAAGACGAAGAGCGAAAGAATCAGTCCTCAGGGGAAGAAGAGAAGTTTTGCAATCCAACCCCCGTCGAAACCAAACACATGAAAAATGCACAATATACGAAGGTGGGCGACGATGGGTTTGTGCCTGTCAATACGTACGTTACACCTGATGATATTCTGATTGGCAAAGTGGTACCACTGCGGGTGCCCACGGGGGCCGTGCTGCCTGCGGGGGCGAAGAAGTCACGGGATGTGAGCAAGATGCCGCGGAACAATGAGAGTGGCTATGTGGATAAAATCTATAAAAATAGGAATGGCGAAGGGTATTCCTTTGCCAAGATTCGGATGCGACAGGACCGTATTCCCGAGATTGGAGATAAATTCAGTTCGCGCCATGGTCAAAAAGGCACCATGGGCATGATATTAAATCAAGAAGACATGCCCCAAACCGCATCAGGCATCGTTCCTGACATTATTATCAATCCCCATGCCATTCCCTCCCGCATGACCATCGCCCAACTCATGGAAACCCTTATGAGCAAGATTGGCTGCATGGCGGGCTGTTTGGGCGATGGTACACCGTTTGGAGAAACAACGATTGATGATTTGGCGACATTGATGCGCGACCAGTATGGGATGGAACCCTATGGTAATGAAGTAATGTATAATGGGCACACAGGGCGACAGATGGAAACCTCCATCTTTATTGGACCGTGTTATTATCAGAGGCTGCGGCACTGTTCGGCGGACAAGATGCACAGTCGTGCATCGGGTCCGCTGGTGATGCTGACGCGGCAGCCCGCCGAGGGTCGGGCGCGTGAGGGTGGGTTGAGATTCGGTAACCATTTTGCCGAAGTGCGGCGTAAAAGTCGTGCTAGTCCCTTATGGAGGGGCGACACTGTCAAATTCAGGGAAACTCTCGTATAGTGCGTGCGGTATGCATGTGCTAGAAAAGCATCACTCCTAAGTTGTCTGCCGAAAGGAGACAATGGCTACTGGGAAAACTAGTAGGTAGAGGTACAACGTGATGGTAGAGACAATCCTGAGCCAAGGCGCTTATACACCGTGGTGTATGTGCGCAAGGTGCAGAGACTAGATGATAGTGGGCGAATAGAGCAGTATCGCTTGACGCTTAAAGTATAGTCCAATCCCACCCGCGAGGGTGTCTGTTCCTAGCTGTGTTCATGTCCATATATGATTTGGGCACGGTGAAGAATGGAGTATCAGGAAATCGAGAGGAAATGCTCGATAGAAGTATACGGTAATTTCCGGGAAATGGAAAGAGACGCTATTATCTCCCATGGAATGGGAGACTTTCTAAAAGAACGCCTTATGGAATGCTCAGACGCATTCAGTTGCTACTCTTGCAAAGACTGTGGTCTACTGGCCATCGCCAACCCTGAACAGAACATCTGGGCGTGCCGTGGCTGCAACAACAGTACATCATTTGCCAAAATCCAGATTCCATATGCGAGTAAACTGTTGCTGCAGGAGTTGGAAACGATGAACATTGCATCGCGAATGATTACCAACCAGAAGTTGATTTGCGGGGGTGTGCAAGGCGGAAAGTAGACAAGGTAGAAAGTAAACAAGGTGTAAAAAGAGTAAAGATTGAAATGTATAAAATTAAGCCTATTTATTTTTATTATTGTAGATAGAACAACCATGGTACATAACTGTCATTGTGGTAAATGTGCACTATATAATGTTGCTGGTGGTAAACCATTGTATTGTCGTGTGCACAAAGAACCTGCGATGATAAACGTCTCCACGAAAAAATGTGATTACAAAGGTGGGTGTCTGACGAGACCCTCCTTTGGTATCGTGGGTCAAAAAGAAAAATACTGTAGTGTACACAAAGAGCCTGGCATGGGTGATGCATGCCATGAAAAATAACCCTTATGCATCTGGATGCATGGCCAATGTGCTATACTTGTTCTATGATGAACATGATGTACATAGCCCTGCGTGGCATTCATTAATTGCATCCATGTAAACAAAACAAAGAGATACATGACATTTTATTTTTCATGGTTATCTTTTCTAAATGATAGAATAGAAATGCACGTCACTCCCACTTCTTATCTCGCCGAATACCTGGGTGCCTTCTTTTTCATCCTCGCCATTTTCTGCAGTGGTGGTAACCCCCTCGTCATTGGTGGTGCATTGGCACTGGTTATCTTTCTCATTGGGAAAATCAGCGGTGGCCACGTGAACCCCGCCGTGAGTCTGGCGATGTTTTTGAAGAAAGAATTAAACGCTACGGAAATGGTCGCCTACATGGCCGCTCAGCTGTTGGGTGGCGCTAGCGCTTTCTATGCTTCGAAGATGTTCTAAGAACGCGATTAGATAACACAGTTATCACCGTCGAATGTGATTGGATAACACAGTTATCACATCCTTTTCAAAAACGCATTAGCGTTTTCGAACGTGATTGGATAACACAGTTATCACATCCTTTTCAAAAACGCATTAGCGTTTTCGAACGAATGCCAGTGCTATCAAGCACAGCACCCCTATCACGGCCACTGTTCCAGGCTTCATCATAAATCCATAAAAAGCCTCCGCTACAGGTGGGGCGATAGGTGTGCCGTTCGAATTATAGGTTTTCGCAGCGGATACCCAGTCATCTCTTGATAAATTAACAGGCTTTCCATTTCGATCTGTATCTTGTACCCATCGTGTCTGTACATAGCCGCCTCCTGTATTCCTTGCCGTCTCAGGGTCTGAAATCCATAATTCACCTGTTGTATCATCTGCAATATGTCCATAGGCATCTCCCACGGATAGTGTGACTTGTTTGCACTGAGGATAGCCTGAGCCAAATAGGGAATTCATGAGTGGTGCAGGATTTAACGCATTTTCGGCATCCTCAATCATACCAGGGGCCAATCCTTGCAATGGCGGCAGTCCCATATCAGACATCACTGACTTTATTTTGGGACCCAGTGCATCGCCCTCCGTAATTCCTTTCATGTATTGCCACATGTCTGCACCATTAGAGCATGTCATTCCCGTCTTTATAAAATAATTAACACCGAGTGGTTTGAGCGGCATACCGTTGGTCAACCCAGTCGAAGAGGAGCCAAATCCAATTTGATCGATGTAGAAGCCAACTCCTTTTATGCCATTGACAACATCGCCCATCGAATCACCGACGGATACACCAATTTGTGGGGGGGTTTTCATGGCATCGGCGGGTTTGTACGGACTTCCAAAAAAGCCAATACCACTCGGAGCCATGCTGGGAAGAATGGAAGAGCGCTGTTCATTGCCCTGTTGTGGAACACTCATTACTTAGTAGAGATATATAATTTGCGCACTTTTTCTTGGGAACTGTTTTTTGCGCACTTTTTTTATGCTTACTGTTTTTTGCGCACTTTTTTTATGCTTACTGTTTTTTGCGCACTTTTTTT